GTTCCTACAACTAACTCAGTAGGAGCAGAAAATTGTGGGACATTTGTGGCAAATGTATTACAAGCCAATGGTATAAAAGGTATTGATACACAAAAAATATATAGTGTGTTCAAAAAACCTCAACCTCAAGAGCAAGGTGTGGCGGAAGGTGTTCGGACCGAGTCTGCCGAGTTGGCAAAACAATATGGCTGGGCATACAACCAAGGTGAGTACGGAGCATCAATGACGCATCCAAAACATGGTCGTATTTCTCTTAGTTCTCCAGTGACTAGTAGGAGCGGAGATACCGCAGTTGAACGTGAGTGGACACATAATAATGCCAGTGGTATTGGTGACAGATCATTAGCACAGCATTTACAAAGTTTAAAAGAGCAAGGCATGACGGAAGCCAAGGACGACTATGTTCCACCTAAAGAAGCCGACTATGGTCCAGAATATCAAGCCATGGTCCGGCGTGTGGGCGAAAAAGCCCGGGCTCAAGAAAAAGCCAAGCAACAGCCGCCAAAAGCACCTGTGCGTGAAAGCCGTCTGGCGTTGTTGAAACAAATCATCCAATCATAAGAACACCCTTAGGACCGCACTAGTTGCGAGGGTGCCCGGGTGCTGGGCGTGGAAAGCGATTCGCTACCGTGATCCACAAAGTGAGCATTTTTCTTGCAATTATTATAATGGTAACGTTTCATATTGTTGTTACCTCCAGTTTTTCCACAGTGCGGACAAGTTGATTTTGAAATAGGATGTGGCTTTCCAATTTTTCCTTTTGAAATACTAGCAATCTGCTCAGCAGATCGAGGTTTACGCATTTTTTGTAAAGTTTCTTCTTTGTGTGGAATACCTTTGTTCCATGCAGATTTTCCTCTAATCTTTGATATTCTCTTTTCAATATGAGCATCACTTTGTTTCAAACCCGATATGCCGTTGCCACCATCGGTTTTGTTTCGTAAGATTCCTGTTCCTAAATCTTTACGTCCGTACCAAAGAATCATTCTTCTTTCTAAGGCCAATGCGCCAACTTCAGACAAATTTTTTTCAAGAATCACAATACGTGATTTGTCCAGAGGGGTTATAAATTGTTCTGTTTTATTGTGTTTCCAAGCACGACGATCTTTACCTTTACCGATATAGTAAGGTGTGCCATCTTTTCTTAGATAGGCATAGACATAGAAGTGTAAATACATTTGCTGATTGCTCCTTTAAAGCATTAGAGCCGGTGGATGTTGGTAGCATCGCGATCGGCACTTTTATTTACCAAATGATTTGCATTTATCTGCAATAATGTGTACAATTTAGTTTTAAAGGAATTTATATGAGTAGTGGATACGATAGAACTTTCAACGGCGAAGCCAAAGCCAAACTCACACAACTGATCAACGAAGGCATGCAAGTGCTACACGAAGTTGACACTCTAAACGAAGGCCTCAATGACACCATCAAGGCCATTGCTGAAGAATTGGAAATCAAACCTGCTACCTTAAAGAAAGCAATCAAGATTGCTCACAAGGCCAAACTGGGCGAGACCAATCGAGATCATGACGAATTAAATCAGATATTAGAGACTGTGGGCAAGACACTTTGAGTCAAACCTTTCGAGAATGGCGCAGTTCAGTTGCGGACTATGTTCGAGCCGACTACCGCGAATATCCCTTTCGCTTCTGCTTGGAAATGTTAGGCTGGGCTATCTCGATTGGTTGTAGCGTGACCTATGCCATTACTGTTCCCAACTTGCCATTCATTCCTCTGTATGCGGCATTCATCACAGGATGCTTGATCATGGCCTGGTGTGCCTACACACGCGGCAGTTTTGGTATCCTGGGCAACTACTTGATCTTGAGTATCATTGATTCAACTGGATTGATAAAACTTCTTATCCAAGGTAACGGCTAATGGATGATCACACCTGGAATACACAATGGAGAAGTGCTGAAAACTACTGTAATAAACAGATAAAAGATCTTGACCGTAGATTAAAACTAACACAGCCGGATTTAATCATTCAAGGATATCTTGTTGATGCAGTCCCTATTCAGAACATACAAAAACTGTGCAAACAGTACAGGCATGTGTATGTAATTTCTGAGCAGTCAGGATTTACCGTTCCGGAAAATTGCACAGTGCATACTATTCCTAAATCTTTCTATGGTACCTACTATGTAGACAATTTGAATCAGGATTGTGAAATTGTTCAAGATTATAATTGTTTCTTGCACCGTGCCGACGTCGCTCGGCAAAATTGGTTTTATATTTTGTACGATCGTGGTTGGTTAGATCTTGGACATGTATCGTTTAATATTAATTTGCGCCCAGGACTTTGGTATCCTGCTGAAACATCTAAAGAGGTATTTGATCACTACCACAAAACTTTATTAAACAGTTATGACTATCTATATTCGTCTATAGAAAAAATTGTGCCTTACAAAAACTTTATAGATATACACAATCAATTTGAAAGAGTGCTAGAAACAAAATTTAGCATAGTTGTAGAACCCTATTACGAACGCCCAGATTCAGTTTGTTTCAGTGAAAAAACCATGCGTGTGCTACAGTTACCAAGACCTTGGGTACTATTTGGTGCCACTGGATCAGTTGATCGATTGAGAAACATGGGCTTTGATGTTTTTGATGACTTTGTAGATCACAGTTATGATGCTTTTGATACAGAACAATCATATGTTCAACGACAAGATGCTATGATCTCTGAAATTGAAAAATTGTTGCAATTACAAGCAACACCTGCTATAATAGATATCTGGAAACAAAAAGCACAACACAATAGAGATATTTTAAAAACATGGTCACAGAGTTGGCAGTCGGATTTTTTGAAACTGTTAGATAAAGTTTATTGTGATGCAACACAATCACATGCTAAGTAACAAAGAGTCGCTCGCTTAACGAGCATGAATCATGGCCAACCAGCCACAAATGGAGACAGATGAGTTATATTGACGCACTATTTGATCGTGAGCACGATCGCATTCACGTGGTAGAACGCCGCAATGGCGAACGAGTATATAGAGAGTATCCAGCCAACTATATTTTCTACTATGATGATCCCCGAGGTAAATTCCAAAGTATCTATGGCACACCCGTCGCAAGATTTAGTACAAGAAACAACAAGGAGTTCCGCAAGGAAGTCCGCGTTCACAGCCATAAGCCGCTGTATGAAAGCGACATCAATCCAATCTTTAGATGCCTTGAAGAAAACTACAAGGACCAAGATGCGCCTGAACTTCACACAGCGTTTTTTGACATTGAGGTGGCGTTTGATAAAGATCGCGGCTTCTCACCTGTATCAGACCCTTTTAATCCCATTACTGCGATTTCAGTCTACCTAGACTGGTTGGATCAACTGGTAACACTTGCTGTGCCGCCCCGGAGCATGACCTGGCTCACAGCACAAGATCTTGTGGCTGACTTTGAGAACACCATATTGTTTGAAGACGAAGCAGAAATGATCAAGACATTCTTGGACTTGATCGAAGATGCAGACATTTTAACAGGTTGGAACTCAGAAGGCTATGACATTCCTTACACCATCAACAGAGCCACACGAGTATTAAGCAAAGACGACACACGACGTTTTTGTTTGTGGAATCAACTGCCCAAGAAGCGTATGTTTGAACGCTTTGGTGCTGAGAATGAAACTTATGACTTGATTGGTCGTGTGCATATGGACTATATGCAACTGTATCGCAAGTACACATATGAAGAGCGCCATTCATATAGTTTGGATGCCATATCAGAATACGAACTGGGTGAGCGCAAGACACAATTTGAAGGCACACTAGACTCCTTATACAACCAACACTTCCGAACGTTTATTGAATATAATCGTCAAGATACTATGCTTATCGCCAAGATGGACAAGAAGTTACGCTTCTTGGAATTGGCTAATGAATTGGCTCACGCCAATACCGTGCTACTGCAAACCACAATGGGTGCGGTGGCTGTAACTGAACAGGCAATTATCAATGAAGCACATGAACGTGGAATGGTTGTGCCCAACCGAAAACAAAGACTCACAGACGAAGACACACAGGCGGCAGGTGCCTATGTTGCTTATCCCAAAAAAGGCGTCCACGAATGGATTGGAAGTGTCGACATCAACAGTCTCTATCCCTCGGCTATTCGTGCGCTCAACATGGGGCCGGAAACCATTGTAGGACAACTGCGTCCTGTAATGACCGACCGGTTGATTCGAGACAACATGGCCAAGGGACAAAGTTTTGCGGCAGCATGGGAAGGCGTGTTTGCCAGTTTAGAATATACCTCAGTGTTGAATCAAGAGCGTGGCACAGAAATCACCATAGACTGGCAGAGTGGTGAGGAGACCGTGCATTCGGGTGCTGAAATATGGCACATGATGTTTGATTCAAATCAACCTTGGATACTCAGTGCCAACGGAACTATCTTTACCTACGAAAAGAAAGGTATCATACCTGGCTTGTTAGAGCGTTGGTATCGTGAACGACAAGAACTACAGGCTCGGAAGAAGGAGGCCAAAGATGCCAAAGAAATTTCATTCTGGGACAAGCGACAACTGGTTAAAAAGATTAACCTCAACAGTCTCTACGGCGCTATTCTTAACCCGGGCTGTAGGTTCTTTGACAAGCGTATTGGACAATCAACCACGCTTACGGGTCGCAGTATCGCACGCCACATGGACGCTCACCTTAACGAACTCATCACAGGCGAATACGATCACCTGGGCAAAGCGGTCATCTACGGTGACACAGATTCGTGTTATTTCTCCGCGTGGCCGGCCCTTAAAAAAGAAGTTGAGGAGGGCCGGATGGCATGGTCAAAAGAAGCGTGTATTCAACTGTATGACAACCTTGCTGAGAAGGTCAACGAAAGTTTCCCTGGCTTCATGGAACAGGCTTTCCATTGTCCCCGAGACATGGGTGAACTGATCAAGTGTGGACGTGAGACTGTGGCAGATCGCGGATTGTTTATCACCAAGAAACGCTATGCTGTGAATGCCATTGACATAGAAGGCAAGCGACTAGATGTGGATGGCAAAATTGGCAAAACAAAAGCCACAGGACTTGACTTAAAACGCAGTGACACACCCAAAGTAATTCAAGAGTTCTTGTTAGAAATTCTAAATAAACTACTTGCTGGTGCTGGCAAGGATGAGATTGTGGAACGTATCCGTGAGTTCAAGTATGAGTTCATGGAACGTCCGGGTTGGGAGAAAGGCAGTCCCAAGCGTGTGAACAACTTGACCAAGTATGCGGCAGAAGAAGCCAGACTGGGCAAAGCCAACATGCCAGGACATGTACGAGCCGCAATGAACTGGAACCAGATGCGAAGGATGAACGGAGACAACTACAGTATGCAAATTGTGGATGGAATGAAAACTATTGTGTGTAAACTCAAGTCAAATGCCTTGGGCTGGACATCAATTGGTTACCCCACAGATGAGCAACGTCTGCCCACTTGGTTTACTGAATTGCCGTTTGATGATGGGCTTATGGAAGCAACTGTGGTGGATCAAAAGGTCGACAACTTGTTGGGTGTACTGGATTGGGACCTTGCAAGTGCAACCAACACAGAAAATACATTTACTAACTTATTTGAATTTGAATGAAACTTAGCGGCATAGTCAGTTATAAAAATCTTTTGGATAGTCTCAGTGTTGAGCATGAAGCCCAGGCACTGCTACACGAGATGCTGAGCCTAACAACCACGGCAGAGGTCAGCAGTGTGCAAATGCCTGATGCTGTGGATCAATTGCACCAGGCACGTGAGCAAGTGACACAATCAGTTAAGCAATTTAATCAACAGTTTGCTCAACTAAAACAGTCGGTACAAGATCTAATAGAACAACACGAGCCTGAATATTTTCAAAATAGTCTAGAACTTTATGACACTGGCTACCGCAACGAAACTCCTGATTATATTCGAGATCGACGTATTGATGTAGACCCCGTGACTGCTGTGATAATACAACAGAGATTAAAATTGTATACCAGTTGGCAGCATCCTGGCATGGTCATTCGTCCTGCTCATGCACGATATGTAGAAGATCTTGTGGCTTGTGATCCTATGTACTTTGTAGACACCAGTAATCAATTATTGGAACTTACTGAATCTTGGTTCACTCCCGAATATCAACACAGATTAAGACGTTATGTAATTGAAGAATACAGTGGTCAACCCACTTTTATAAATTTGCCTGCTGATCAGTTTGGGTTAATTTATGCTTTTCATTTTTTTGAATACCGCCCTTGGTCAGTACTGCAACAGTATCTCAAAGAATGTTTCAATCTACTAAGGCCTGGGGGTGTTCTAGCATTTACTTACAACAACTGCGATATTGCCGGTCGGGTGGGCAAGGTGGAACATTATTCGGGTTGTTACACTCCTGGTAGATTGGTACGTGCGTATGCACAAGAACTAGGATATGAAATTGTATTTGATCTAGATGATGATTCAAACACCAGTTGGTTAGAATTACGGCGGCCCGGTGACTACGCCAGTATACGAGGTGGACAGACCTTGGCCACCATACTCCAAAGATCCAATGAATCAGATGTTACCAATATCATTGACAAGCCTCCTGAGTCTGCGTATAATGAATTGAATATACTGCTGAATATTGCCCAACGCCAAGGCATTGATCTAAAACAATGCACCACCAAAGGCCAGTACTCAGCAAAAAAACTAAGACGTTCTATTGAACAAAGTATATACCCAGAAATACTGACAGAACAGATGATAAAGAAATTATTTAACCAAAGGAAACAATCATGAGAGACCATTTATTAGACCTAGTACAACACACACACGATCTTGGCTGTATTGACTTGATCAAGATCACTGGCACCGATGCCAGTACTGCCATCAATGGTCTAGCCGAAGACAAAAGTGTGGTGCTAGAAGCCCGATTTCACAATCCTGTGGCGGATTTTGTGGGCACGTTTGGTATGCCTAATTTGGCCAAACTCAAGATTTTGTTAAACTTGCAAGAGTACAAAGAAAATGCCAAGATTGCATTGACTAGAAACTCTGCAGGTGCTCCTGATAATTTGAATTTTGAAAATGCCGATGGTGATTTCAAGAACAGTTACAGATTCATGGCAGATGCAATTGTGAATGAAAAACTCAAGACACTTAAATTTAAAACGCCCACATGGCACATTGAATTTGAGCCTACAGTGGCTGCCATTCAACGACTACGCATGCAGGCACAGGCCAATGCTGAAGAGACTACATTTACTGCCAAAACAGACAACGGAGACTTGAAGTTTTTCTTTGGTGATCACTCAACACACGCAGGTAACTTTGTGTTCCAGCCCGGTGTCACCGGACAACTCAAACGAGCATGGGCTTGGCCAGTAGCACAAGTGTTGAGCATCATGAGCCTAGTGGGAGACAAGACCATACGTATCAGCGACGATGGCGCCGCACAAATTACTGTAGACTCTGGCCTGGCTGTGTACAACTATATTCTTCCAGCGCAAAGCAAGTGATAACACAACTGGCATCAAGGGGTTATGGTTATGGTTCGGGTACACTCAGTCCCAATCATGATCGTTTCTTGGTGAACATACCCAAAAATGCCAGTAGTTACATGTTGGACTGGGCCAATCGGCATGGCTGGACCAGTGCTGTGATTAACGACACCGTGGTCCGGAACAACGATATCAAAGAAATGATTGTTTGTGTTAGAGATCCAGTTCAGCGTTGGATTTCGGGTGTGGGACAATACTTGACCAGTTATGTGCTAAACGTAACTGGTGCCTATAGTTGGGAAACTGGCCCAGGTCTTGATGATCAACAGATATCCGGGGATGACTTTGTGGCAGACTACAATCAAGTGGTTGAACGATTGCTGTTTGATAATCTTGCTAGACTGGATGATCATGTTTGGCCGCAGATAGAATTTTTTGAAAATCTAATACCCACAGTTCCTAGAAAATTCTTCTACATAGATCAAGACTTTAATCGGCGCATTGGTGATTATCTTGGATTCTCTCCTATGAGTGATCTTGATCGCAATCGCGCAGATACCAACCCTGACACATATAAAATTCAAACATTTATTCGACATCGTCTAAATATCAGACCCGAACTAGAGCAAAGAGTACGCAAGGCTTATACTCAAGACTATGAATTAATTAAACAAGTATTTGATAAATGACGCAAGACAACTTAACCTCCAAACAAAATGACTATGCAGTATTTCTTCCAGCAATATCTGGATTTTATTCTACATTCATAGGTAGACAAAGAAATGAACACTATGTGGATCCGGCTCGATTTCCTCAGGGCCTTACGGATATGGAGCAACTTAATTGGCTCAACAGTACCAAGGCCCTTTTCCCCTACAAGTGGTCGCTATACTCAGGTGGACATGCGAATCTTGACCTTGCTAAACAAGACTGGTCCGAAGACATGGTTCGAGCCCGAGAGCCTGGCACCTTTATCCTCGGTGACTCAGGTGGTTTCCAGATCGCTAAGGGTTTGTGGGAGGGTGATTGGAAGGCCAACTCAGGTTGCCCCAAGGCTCAAAAAAAGCGAGACGGTGTACTAAAGTGGCTGGATAACATTGCTGACTATGGCATGATACTTGATATTCCAACTTGGGTTATTCACAACAAGGAAGCCAGTCGTGCATGTGGTATTACTACACTACAAGAAGCGGTAGATGCCACCAAATACAATAACGAGTACTTTATGAAACACCGCCGCGGTGTCAAAAATGGTGGTGCTAGATTCCTAAACGTGTTGCAAGGTGATAACCACACTTCAGCAGAAGATTGGTATCAACTCATGAAAGACTATTGCGATCCTGTCAAGTACCCAGACACACATTTTAACGGGTGGAGTATGGGTGGACAAAACATGTGTGACGTACACTTGGTGCTGAAACGTTTGGTAGCATTACGTTATGACAATTTGTTACAAGAGGGCAAGCATGATTGGATGCACTTCTTGGGAACCTCCAAACTGGAGTGGGCTGTTTTATTAACTGTAATCCAGAGGGCTGTAAGAAAATATGTCAATCCAAACTTCACAATCTCGTTTGACTGCGCCAGTCCGTTCCTTGCAACAGCAAACGGACAGGTCTACTTTGAAAACGTGTTTGAACACGACTCAAAGTGGTCGTATCGCATGGCTCCTTCGGCCGATGACAAAAAATATTCCACAGACACACGCAAGTGGTCAGACGGGGTAGTTCAAGATGGCATCTATCCACGCTGGCAAGACTCGCCCATAAGCGACTTGTTAAAGATGAAGGATATTTGTCATTACCGGCCAGGCGACCTAAATAAAAATGGCAAGGAAGGCAAAACATCATGGGACAGTTTCTCATATGCTTTGCTCATGGGTCATAATGTTTGGATGCACTTGACAGCGGTACAAGAAGCCAATCGACGTTTTGATGCAGGAGAACATCCTGCCATGATGCGCCGAAGTGGGGGAGACTATGCCAAGTTTGAAGACATTGTAGAGGCTATTTTCGCCGCACCGGATAGACAAACTGCAGAAGATATCATAGAATTGTACAGCACTTACTGGATGGAGATTGTGGGCACACGAGGATTCAAAGGCAAAAAGACCATGAATGCTCGAACACAGTTCAATGCATTGTTTACGTTTGAAGAGCCAGATACTGATCCTGAAGATCTGGATACCGATAAACTCGAAGCATTAGAATAACATGTCTATATTATTCACCAATGAGCAGAGACAGCAGTATATTGATCGTAATCCGGGCTCGCCTTATTGGTCAGACTACGTTAAAAGTGATGCAAATTATTTGTTAGAAAAAAAATCTAACAGATCAAAATTAGTAATTTGCTATGGTGATAGTTGGACTTGGGGAGATAGTCTCGGAAATACTAGTGCGGCCGACGGAATAGATGATATTGAATTTAGATCCAACAACGTTTACGGCAATTGGTTAGCAAATGATATTGATGCAGATTTTGTCAATTGTGCTATTCCTGGAATTTATAATTTTTGGATACATGATCGTTTGCAAATTTTATTAAATCATGATATACAAAGACTTAGTGAACAATATGAAAAAATAGTCATTGCGGTTACATTAACTGAACTTGGTAGAGATTTTGGATTTGACAAATATAAACAAGAATTCAATGATTTTTATAATTGGAACACCAGTGACTCGGTAGAAGAAATACTGATTCAGGCAGAACGATTTGATTTTTTAAAACTCAAAGACGTTCAATCTAAATTACCCAATAATTGTAACATGTTGGTAGGAAGAAATTTTACAAATACATTTGACCAAAACTTAGATATCGTTGATAATCTACTACCTAAAAATTGGACACAAGTTATGTTTGAAGCACAAGGATTTGATCATGACACTGATGTACGCATGATGAGTTTTGGTATTAAAGAGTTTGATAAATTTATTGTCAAAGAAAAATTAGATTCAAATGGATACAAACAATGGATGGATTCTGTTATTTTACCTTTGGGAAAAAAACAGATTGACCTATTAGAACAAAGCCAGTATAATTATAAAAAGGCTACCAAGCATCCTACTCCACAAGGACATAAATTGTGGGCGGATTATTTGTTAAACTGTATTAATCAAAAGCAATTCATATGAATCGACAAGGACACGAAGATACCAACTTCTTTGTTGGCACCGAAGTAGAACGCACTCCTGCGTTTGGCAAAAGAACTTTGTTTGTTGTGGGAGTACAACCACTGACTGAAATTGTTAGACTGCTGGCCGAACACAACTCGACCGTCGACAACACCAAACACATCGAACACATCTTCTTTGGTGCCAATCACAGTTTTCATCCTGCCAACAGACTAGAGTGGCAACGCTGGGAAAGCATGATTGAACCGTTCTTGGGTGATGGTCACTTGTGTAGTTTGGACATTCCAATTACCCACGTGGACGAGTTTCACGATGGTCCACTTTGCGACTACAGAAACTTCGTTCCGCAAATTCGAGTAAGTCTACCCTATACAAAATTGTGGAATTACAATACAATGTTAAAAATAGATGACAAGGACTTTGACGCTACCAATCCTGGCGTTTGGTGCCACAGTCTGCACAGCCTAATGAGCCGTGAGACATTTACTTCGTGGGATGACTACCGAGAGGATTCCGTAATCTAATGGCAACATATCCCGCAATCATGGGTGCCAAGCCCAGTACTCAAAAACAAAGAATGAACAAAATCTACGGTACACCGCAAGTTGTACCAGCAAGGAAATATCAATCAAAAGGACCCAATATGTTTAAACGAATGATCAAGGGCTTGGTCACATGGAGTATGAACGATCGTCATGAAGAAGATATGAAGATTGCACATGACAGAGAAGAATTCAGAATCAGTGCCACAGGCATCAGATTCGAAGTGTATCGTGCCAATGGTGGTACTGTGGTCGAAACTCGTCGTAATGACCGACGCACCGGTGACAGCCTTTTTGAACTGCATGTGATCTCCAGTGATCAGGATATTGGCGAAGAGATTGGCAAAATTATTACCATGGAAGCACTAAAAGCATGAACCAACGAGAGCAAGCCCTAACCGAACAACGTGAAAGAATCATGAGCCAGGCAGAACGAAAAATCTGGGTCACATTCCGCAAAGAAGGAATACATTGCTATCCTGCGGCAGCAACTGATCCTGCACTAAAGACCGGAGATGAATATGATGTGAGTTTCTTAGGAACTCCACATCGTCACATATTCCACTTTAGAGTGTGGATTGATGTGCTACACAATGATCGCGACATTGAGTTTATTCAATTCAAACGCTGGTTAGAAAACTTATACAAGGATGGCATCCTGCAACTGGACTATAAAAGTTGTGAAATGATGGCTGACGACTTGTATATACAAATTGCTGGTCGATATCCTGATCGTGCAGTATGGATCGAGATTGCCGAAGACGGTGAGAACGGTGCCTTGATCAAATATGAACTCTCTCGCCCTAGTTTATCAATTAAATTTTAAGGAAAACAAAATGGCCAAGCCACAAATCAAACACAACCCACGTACTCAACAAGTTTGGGAGGATCTGGATCGCTATCGCGAGTTCGTGCAAGACTATGGATATCGCTTCAACGAAGCGGACTTGTACAACTTCCGCAGTTATGCGTTTCAGCAGTTCAACAAACATGTGCAAGGCAAGACTGCCAAGAACATGTGGGATGAGGACACACGTCGCTTTGCTTCAAGATTCTAACATCAGTTGAAGCATGAAGCAAATGAGCATTGAGAATTTAGAATCTCAAATACAAAAATTCTATGGAGAAATCAAATTTCCCGGACTGTATACTTTAGAAGATTTTGAAATTTACAACGCTCATTTGTTCAACCCATTTCTTACGCAAATTGAGCAAGGAATAACAAAATGTAAAAGAGTATTAGATATAGGCTGTGGTAGCGGTATGATTGTAAATCTTCTGGCATATCGCAATCCTGACATACAGTTCGATGCCGTGGATTTTTCTGACAGTATCGATTTTGCTCTTGATTTTAGTACCAAACATAATATCCAAAATGTGAGATTTTATAAAATGAACTTTTTTGAGTTCCAATCAAAATCTACATATGATGCTGTGATATGTAATGGGGTATTGCATCATATACCAGATTATTTGAATGCAATCAAACGCATTGATCATTTGCTGGAAAAAAATGGTAAACTTGTTGTTGGCCTATATAATCCGTATGGGAAATTAGCAAAGAAACTGTTTCCTATCAATTATGCAAATCAAATTTTGTTCTTGGATCAAGAGAAAGCACCATTCGAATACACATTCAATTATAAACAGGTCAAATCTCTTTTTAAACAATACACTCTGGAAAAAGTATATCCTAGTGTGATTAACCGACTGGTTGACTTAACAAACATTTTCAACTATACTAATGGTGGGCTTACAATTTATACTTTTAGGAAAAATTAATATCATGAGAAAATTGTTTTACATGGGCTTGGAAAGTTATCAAGGCCGCTATACACTACAACTAACAGAGTGGAACAAGCGAGTTTTTGACCGCAGAGGTCTTGACGTGGTTTATGTTCCTGGCATCACTATTGACAACACACAGGCCATATCAGTTGGGCAGGTGTTGGATGCACATGGTCGCAGTTACTTTGGCATGAGCCAGATGATGAATTTGGTTCAATTGATGAAGAACGGAGAAGTTACCAATGAAGATGTTATCTACTTTGAAGACATGTTTCAACCTGGAATCGAGAGCCTACCCTATATTCTTGATCAAGTTCCTGCTAGTCAACGTCCCCGCGTATATGTTAGGTGTCTTGCTCAGTCCATTGATCCTGATGATTTCGTACATGTATGGGGTCTGGCGAAATGGATGGGACTCTACGAACAAATGGTTAATGAGTTTGCGACAGGAGTTCTCGCCACGAACGAAGAGATGGTTGCTCATATGCGTATTGCTGGATGGCGTGCTCCTATATACAATATTAGTGGCCTAGCATTTGGCAAGCAAGAAGTATTGGAACGTATTGACGGTGCCAACAACATTCGACCATTCCATGACCGTCAACTGCGTGTGGGCTTTGCCGCAAGATTTGACCAAGAGAAACAACCGGGCTTCTTCATGGACTTGGCCGAGCAGTATCAAAAGACTGACCCCAGTGTGAAGTTTGCTATCTTTCAAGGTGGTCCACTGAGATCAAATAATCTAGACTATGTGTATCGTGCTCGGGCATTGGCAGCCGCAGGCTTGTTGGAAATACATGAGAATCTAAACAAAAATGATTACTACGCTTTGCTTAATGATACTCGTTGTCTCTTCAATTGCGCCCTTCAGGATTGGGTCAGCAACACCGTGTCTGAGGCTGACACTTTGGGCTGTAACGTTCTTTACCCTGCTTATCGTAGTTTCCCTGAAACCTTTGCTAATGATCCAGAACGTCTTTATGTTCCTTGGAGCATGACAGATGCCATGAACAAGTTGGATCCGTTGTTGGTCTCTCCGCATACTAGCATGGGTCGTATCAGCGACTGGAACGATGGCACAGTCGATCGCATTGTGGATATTATTGAAGGTTCTGGAGAGAAGTGGAATCGTTCAGGTAACAGATATCGTAATCATATAGCAGGGGCCAAATACTAATGAATGTTATAGTTACCGGATCAGGCGGCTACATCGGTGGCCAAATCATGTTGCAGTTGAAGGATGCAGGACACACAGTATACGGCATTGATCGACAGCAACCTCCCAAACACTTGTTGGGTGTATGTGACAAATTCTTGTATCAGGACTTTGCGTCAGATGTGGCCTTGAGTTGGATCATTGCCAAACAACCTGATGCTATTGTTCACTGTGCTGGTACCAGTCTTGTGGGTCCGAGCATGAAGAATCCCAGTGACTACTACAACAACAATGTGGTCAAGACTTTAAAGTTGCTAGATATTGTTAAAAACAGTCTGCCCCGAACAAGATTTATCTTTAGTTCTAGCGCAGCCACATACGGCGAACCCATTATAAATCCTTGCCAGGAGGTGGATCCTTGTGAGCCAGTTTCACCTTATGGCCAAAGCAAACTCATGGTAGAACAGATACTAGCAAGTTATCACCAAGCATACAATTTGGATTATGTGGCATTCCGTTATTTCAATGCTTGCGGTGCTGACAGTCGGGGTAGACATGGCCAAGCACCTGGCGCCACACACATCATTGCTCGTGTGCTGGAAAACATTAGAGATCAAAAAGAGTTTGTGTTAAACGGCGACGATTTTCCTACTGAGGATGGCACATGTGTGCGTGACTATGTACATGTGGAGGACATTGCAGGTGCTCATGTGTTGGCCTTGGATCGAAAAATAGAGCCAGGTGTTTACAATCTTGGTTCCAACATGGGCACAAGCAATCGAGGCATCATCGAAGCCGCACTAGATGAAACACAACGACCTTTGAATGTTGTGGTGGGTGATCGTCGTGAGGGAGATCCTGCTGTGTTAACAGCCAGTGATGCAAAGTTTGCGTCGATTGTGGGCAAGTGGCGGCATCATATTTTAGATGACATAATCCGCCACTCGTGGGCGTGGTATGTTCGATAGTCCAGAAATTTTTTATTTCAACAAACCAAAAGATGTCATATTTGATGATAATTGGGTTTTAGATTATGACAAAATTGCCAAACTCAAAGATTATAAATTAGTAATTGCTGATTTCAGTCCTGATCATTATGGAGTCGATGGTCTGGATCATGTGTACCAGGCCTTGGATCAACAGCAAGTAAACTTTTTGTTGTTGTCGCATGACCCACTGGACCATAAACGTTTTGAACGAATGTGGTTCTATCCAACTTGGTATCATTGGGCCAGGAAAAATTTAAAAACTAAAAATTCTCAGTCATTAGACAAAACCTACAAATGGAGTTGTTTAAATGCCAACCCAAGAAATCATCGTATATACAATTATTATTGCTTGCATCAAAAATCCTATTTCCATGATGCATGCTTTACTTTCTACAATGGTGGGGCAACAAGAGCGGATGATGTGCCACTGGATGATGAAGTAACACAATTCTGGAACAATATCAAGCAAACTTTGCCCCACAGTAGTACAATATTTTCAAACGGTTATCCAATAGCAGATTGTAATCTTCCTGCTTGTTATGATTCCTATATTCAGTTGGTAGTAGAGACTACCATAATTGAAAAAATGTTTGTGAGTGAAAAAACTTGGAAGCCAATTGCCTCTGGACAACTTTTTTTAATCTTTGGCAATCCCGGAACAGTAAGTTATCTCAGAAATCAAGGAGTGGATGTATTTGACGATTTGATAGATCACAGTTACGATCACACACTAGATTGGAAATTGAGACTACATCAAATACATCAACAATTGGAAATTTTGATTTGTCAAGATCTGCGAAAAATCTATCAAGACACACGCGAGCGACGTGAGATCAACAGGCAAAAATTTCTTTCAGGAGCCTTTGATCAACGTAATCACTATTTAGAACAATGCATCAAGACGTACCTACAAATCTAAATTGCTATTAGTTTTTATCTTAAATAAATTATCAATCAAAGATGATCAAACTAGAAGATTACTCAAATCCTTTCCAAGCAATATTTGACTTTGAAACAGCAGTGGCCAAATTTACTGGCGCACCTTATTGTATCTCTACAGATTGTTGTACTCATGCAATCGAAATAGCATTTAGACTAAGTGACTATGAAGATTGGGTCACATTCCCTGCGTATACATATCTTAGTGTTCCTATGACCATGCACAAGTTAAATATTCCGTATCAGTTGACCGACAACAAATGGAAAGACTACTATAAGTTTGAAGGCAGTCGCGTATGGGACTGTGCTCGTTATTTTAAACCGGATATGTATGTGGCAGGAAGCATACAGTGCATTAGTTTTGGACGGAGTAAACCGTTGGAAATTGGCCAAGGTGGATGTATACTAACCGATGATGCTGAAATATATCGCAAGGCCAGCATGATGCGGTACGATGGTCGAGATCTGCGCATCGGCCCATGGATTGAACAAAAAGAATTTCAAGTAGGTTATCATTATTACATGCGGCCTGAAGAATGTGTCACTGGACTTAACTTACTGGCAGAAAAAAAATTTACCACGCAACTGGATAAACATTTTGTTTATCCAGATGTTAGCAGTATATCCATTAAGTAGACTTTGCACGTATGAAAATACTATTATTAGGAGATAGTTTTGGGGCAGATTGGACTGTGAAATATCCAGATCAAGTGGGCTGGCCTAATTTGCTGTCCAGAGAGTATGAGGTGGATAATCAATGCCAGGCAGGTAGTAGTGAATTCCGAATTCAGACACAATTGGTCAAACATTCATCAGATGATGTTACACACTGCATTGTGGTTCATACAAGTCCCTATCGATTGCCAGTGGAACACAATCCACTGCACAAAGACGACTGCTTGCATCATTCTTGCGATTTTATATATAGTGATGTGGCAGAATCCGATAACTCTCAAGTTAACTGTGTTAAAGAATATTATGAAAAATATTTTTTTGATGAGTTCTTTTTGTACATACACAAGTTGATTGTCAGCGATATCAGTCGCACTCTCAAAGAAAAAAATATACCTAGTTTGCACATCACATTCTTTGACAATGGTGATGAGCAGATTGACATCAACTATAATAAGTTGTTTGTTAAATCCCCGGGAGTGATAAATCATTTGTCATCTGAGGCAAATAAACAAGTATTTGATGATATAAAAAAATGGATCGACAATGTTGATGCTATTTTACCTTTTGTCAAATAAGATAAAAATCTTTCTTGACAACACAATCTAAATACTATACAATACAACAAAGACATCTACGTTTTGTAACTTGGAGAAAAAATGACAGAACCAGTAACACTCAACAATGTTGACAACAAAGGCTACGAAGAGGCATACCTAGCAGACGCTATCCGTTGCAAAATGCAACGTGATAACAAACGTTTTTGGGCCGGAGACAACATCAGTGATTATGTAAACGAACAAACCAAAACACAACTGATCGACGAAGCAACCAAGGCATTTGAAGGTGTTTTGGATGCATTGCTAATCGATCGTGAGAATGATCCCAACAGCAAAGGTACAGCACGACGTTTGGCCAAGATGTACTTTAATGAAATAATGGCAGGTAGATATGAACAGTCACCAAACGCTACGGCTTTCCCAAATGATACAGACGGTGCATACGAAGGCATGTTGGTCGTTCGTTCAGAACTCAAAAGCATGTGCTCGCACCATCACCAACCTGTGTCGGGTGTGGCTTATATTGGAATCATTGCTGGACCCAAACTTATCGGACTCAGCAAGTATACACGTATCGCTCAGTGGTGTGCTCGGAGAGGAACCTTACAAGAAGAACTATGCATGGATATTGCTCGAGAGATTGGAACTGCCACTGGGTCATCCGATGTTGCGGTTTATATACAGGCTACCCACGGATGTTGTGAGAATCGCGGTATTATGGCACACAGTAGTCTCACGCAAACTACAGTACTCCATGGTGCATTCAAGACCGACCCAAGTGTGAAGAAAGAATTTTTTGACAACATCAAACTTCAACAAGAGTTTGCACCAAGGTAACTTGTGTTAGAATTAATTATTGCCGTGACAATAGGGTTTATGTTGGGCTTGACCTATCGTCAAGAACGCCTAATCCATCAATACTACAAAACACGAGACGAAATAGAACAAGAACTTTTCAAAGAGTTATCGTACTATCGAAATCTCAGTGAGAGTTTAAAACAAGATTTACACGAACTTAAAACGAGGAAAAAATGAGTTGCATTTCCAATCACGACGGATCTATTCAACTGCCTGTGGAACCAGGGCTGTTGGAATGGTTACAACAACACTATCCACATTCACAATATCATTTGACTACTATATGAAATACCAAACACTAGAATCAGCACAGGCCGCTGGAGCGGCACCTTGGGATCTAAAGATAGATGAACTGTCGGACTTTCATGTCACTGTGTTCCGAGATCGCTTCCCAGTCACTAACGGTCATTTGCTGTTTGTGCCCAACTTCAACACACCTGAAGTGATCAACGAAGCATTTTACAGTGCTCAATTGGCTGGAGAGTCAATGATTAACTTGGGTGAGTGTGATGCCTACAACATTGGTATCAATCAAGGACCAGCCGCTGGACAAACTGTAATGTATCCACATGTTCATTTGATTCCTCGCAAAACTGGTGACTGCACAGACCCTATTGGTGGTGTGCGTGGGGTCATTCCTGCACAACAAAACTATAAAACTGGTGGCTACAAACAGCCAGTATAAATATTTCTTTAAGCGGTATTGACGTCACATACTCTGCCGCCTAGACTATAATTGACATATAAGGATAACATGGTAAATCAGTTGCAACTTAATCCATATAACGAAGAAATATGTAGAGAAGTTGTTGAATTTTTTAAAGAGAAAATCAAAAACAAATACGGAAAGTTTACAGTAAATGATTTCCGTAAATTTTATAAGTCCGACGATAATGCGCATTCTTGCGAGACTCCCAGGTACTCAGTGGTATTCGGACTTATTCCGTGTTCATCTTTTTATTATCTAAATAAATTATTAGAAATAGAACCATTGGAAATTGCAGACATCGGGTGTGGTATGAATTTTTTTAAAGATATAGTTCCCGGAATCACAGGTTTCGATGGACATGGAAAATGGCGTGATGTCAATGACGTATTTGATGATGACTTTATTACCGGACATACAGATTTTTTCCAGTGTGCATTTTCTATCGATGCGCTACATTTTGTTCCAATAACAAATTTTTATAAACGAGTGTTAGATTTTGCAAATATTATAAAACCCAGAGGCAGAGGATATCTTGCGATGAATATGGCTCGGATGGTTGAACAGACAGATAAAAAAATTTTAAAAGAGTTGTTTAATACCGAAGACCCCAATAACAATCAACTTTCGGACTATATAAATCAAAAAATTAAAATGTTACCTTTAAATTTTTTAGTTATTGATAATTTAATTACAGAAATATACGATGAACCTATAGATGGAAATATTAGATTAGTATTTGAAAAATAAATATTCAGCGGTCTCGGACATCATTCCCGCTTTACAAACTCTGCTGTCTATGCTATAATTTAACATAGGAGAAACAGCATGACACCCGTAACTTACAAATACACTTCAACCAAAGAATACCACGATGCATTTCCGTGCGCCTACAGACAATGGAGAGCCGACAGCCATTGTAATTTGATACACGGCTATTCGTTCTCAATGAAGTTTTACTTTGGTACAAACGACCTAGACGTTCGTAACTGGGCCGCTGATTATGGTGGTCTCAAAGAACTTAAAAACGTACTAGAAGATCAATTTGATCACACATTGTTGGTTGCTGAAGATGATCCTGAACTGGAACTCTACAAAGAAATGCAACGTCGCAACATTGCCAAACTAACTATATTACCCCGACTTGGATGCGAAGGTCTTGCTGACCAACTGTACCGGTTTGTTAATGGCGTTTACATTCCTGACTTTTGGGGGCAGGGTGAAGCAGAGCGACTCTGGTGCTATCGTGTAGAAGTACGCGAAACACAGAGTAATATGGCTTTCCGAGAAGGCCATAGAGAATGGAATGAAGATTTATTTGCATGAGCACGGATATTTCAATTTTGTTGCCCACACGTGGTAGATCAGACATGCTCATGCGTAGTCTCTCCAGCCTACATGATTTGGCCACTGACTTTTCCACAATCGAACTTGTACTAGGTATGGACAATAATGATACCATTGGACTTGAATATCTGTTGCATCATGTCATACCCTGGATTGAAACACATAATATATCACACAAGATTGTGATATTTGAGCCCATGGGCTATCACAATCTGCATCGCTATCTAAACGGCCTGGCTGAAAACAGCCAAGGTGGGTGGATGTTCTTCTGGAACGATGATGCTGTAATGACGACTCAAGGATGGGATACTTACATACGTGCCAAGATTGGCGAATTTAAATTGTTAAGTGTAATAACACACAACGAACATCCTTATTCAATTTTTCCTATCATTCCACGTGCGTGGTTTGAAACACTGGGACACATTAGTCAACACAGCCTCAATGATGCCTGGGTCAGTTGTATTGCCTATGCTCTGGACATCTTTGAACGCTTGCCCATCTACTGTAATCATGAACGTGCTGACCTCACAGGTACCAACAATGATGCAACTTATCAGCAGAGAATAGTACTTGAAGGCGATCGGAGTAATCCTCTAGACTTTAACTATCCAAGCGTGGTTGAACTTAGAATGCAAGATGCAGCCAAACTGGCGCAATGGTTGCAGGATGTGAAGAATCAAGACATGAGTTTCTTTGCAGAGTGTTGCGAAGGCACAAGAGATCCCTGGGTCAAAATGCGGGCTAACGACCCTAATCAACAAGTTATTAGTATGACTGTGGACCGATTAAATAAAGCATGACCAAAAGAACTATAAGTTTTGTACAGCCTAACTTTCAACAAGGCCCCAAAGAGTTTAATGCTTATTATTTGCCCTATTCAGCAGGGGTAATATTGAGTTATGCCATGGGTTTTGAGCACATACGTGCGGCATGGGCTATAGATCAATTGATCTGGCGCAGAGAAGATATTGAAGAACTTGCACCTCGGTTGGCCAAGAATGACGTTGTGGCATTCAGTACCTATGTGTGGAATCATAGGTACAACTACAAACTGGCTAGACGCATTAAAGAAATCAATCCTGCTGTAACGATCATATTTGGTGGACCTGAGCCTGCCATCGAAGATCCCGAATTGTTTAACAAAGAACCTTTCATGGATTTAGTCAGCAAGATGGAAGGTGAGATCACATTCAAACGCATACTAGAAGACTTTGATACTGATTTCAGTCACATACCAGGCCTGTTGATCAACACTCCCACAGGCTTGGTCAACACCGGAGACTGTGCTAGAATTGACGATCTAGATCAAATTCCTAGTCCTTATCTTACAGGCATCTTTGATAAAATCATTGAAGAAAATCCTGACGTGATCTGGAATGCCACACTAGAAACCAATCGCGGATGTCCATATCAGTGTACTTTTTGCGATTGGGGTAGTCTAACTTACAATAAGGTCAAGAAGTTTGAACTTACCCGAGTGTTCCATGAAATGGACTGGATCGGTGCCAACTGTGGCTTTGTCACAATCACTGATGCCAACTTTGGTATGTTTGTGGAACGTGACAACATGATTGTGGACAAACTGATTGAAGTACAGAAACGTTGGGGACGCCTGGCATCATTCTCCATGACCTGGGCCAAGAATCAAAAGAACGAAGTTGTGGACATTGTGAAGAAGTTGATTGAAGAAAGTCCAAACTTTGGCCAAGGTCTTACTGTTAGTGTACAAAGTATGGATCACGACGTGTTGGAAAACATCAAACGTAGAAATCTGGATCAACACAAGATTGACGAAATCTTTGCCTTGTGTGATCGCAACAACATTCCTGTGTATACTGAGTTAATTCTAGGCTTGCCCGGAGAAACTGTTCGAACTTGGAAAGATGCATTTTGGAAAATCTTCCGTGCCGGCAATCACACAGGCATAAACATTCTCCAAGCACAGTTATTGGAAAATGCCGAAATGAATCTTCTCCAAAAGCGCATGTGGAAGATTGATTCAGTTCCAGTGTACGATTACATGAGTGGCAGTTACGGTGATGCCGACCTTAACGAATGTGTGGATGTGGTGGTGAGTACCAAGGACATTCCCAAGGAAGAAATGTTAGACACCTTGGTCTGGAATAGTTTTATTCAGACATTTCATATCAATGGCCTAACCACCTACATTGCTAGATACCTGGACAAAGCACATGGCATTGAATACAGCCAGTTTTATGATGACTTGTATCAGTGGGTGCAAAAGGACGACTGGTTCCGTGAACAGTTTGCTGACACACGCAACTATTTTGCCAACTGGACCCGACAAGGATCCATTGATCATCCTCCTATTGGCAACATTCAAGTGTTTGGATGGAATCTAGTGCATCGTACTACTTTGTATATGCAAAAACAAGATCGAGTGGCCTATGTGTTCGATAGTGTTGACAGATTTGTAAAAAGCCATTATAATATTGACAAGGACATATTAGATCAACTCATGCAGTTTCAGCGGAACTATGTGATTGACTATCGTGACCTTAAATCTTTGCCGATAAAACAACAGTTTGATTATGATTTCCTTGGCTACATTTTAGACAACGAACCAATCAAGCAAAAATGTACATACATGTTTGATACTCCAGAAGATCAAGACATGAGCATGGATCGTTTTCTTGAAAACATGTATTTTGCTAGAAAGAGAAACTTTGGAAAAACAACTATCACCCGAGACAGCATCCACAACGTCGAACTTGCCCGAGCGTGACCCCACACTAGATATCAGTATTTTGTTGCCCGTACGTGGCAGGCCTGAGCCCATGGAAAAGTGTTTACACACACTTATCGATCGAGCAAAAAATCCCGAACGTATTGAAGTGTTAATTGCATTTGATGATGATGACACAGACACTATTGAATATTTTGTGGACAATATCACACCCTACTTGGATGATATGGGTGTGCGTTACAGTGCCTTGCAATTCAAACGCCTGGGATATATCAGGCTTAATGAATATCTAAACGAATTGGCCAAACACAGTCATGGTGCTTGGATGTTCTTCTGGAACGATGATGCTGTGATGACCACGCAGGATTGGGATCAAGCGATCATGGACCATGATGATGAATTTGCACTGTTACGGGCAGAAACCAATCATGAACATCCTTATGCAATATTTCCCATTGTGCCACGCAAGTGGGTTGAAATTACCGGACACTTGAGTCCACATCAAATCAATGATGCTTGGGTAAGTCAAGTGGCTTGGATGCTGGACATTGTTATAACTATACCGGTCATGATCAATCATGAACGCTATGACCTTACTGGCAAGAACGGCGATGATGTTTACAAAAATCGCCCCATGTTGGAAGGTAACCCATCAAATCCCAAAGACTTCAATCACATCACATGGCGCAAGATCAGAATCGACGAGTGCATGAAGTTGGCTCAGCATATTGCGCCACTAGGGCATGACATGAATCATTTCAAGTGGGGCATCGAAGGTGTTGATGACAAAGGCAATGAATATGACATCTGGTGCAAGATGAATCTCGCAGACCCGCACAAGCGATTAAAACAATGGCGAAACTAACATGAACAATGATCAACTGATTGACCGCATTAAAAATTACTGGAACACCCAACCCTGTAATGTCAAACACAGCCTAAGTGAACCTGGTACAGAGCAATACTGGAATGAAATAAGTGAGCGTAGATATTTTGTTGAACCGCACCTTCGCGACTTAGCCAGTTTTCATTTGTGGCGCGGCAAACGTGTGTTAGAAGTAGGTTCGGGTATTGGATCAGATGCTGTGGAGTTTGTGCGCCATGGTGCTGAGTATGTGGGCATTGATCTCTCAGCAGAATCTGTGGCCATGAGCCGTCAACGTTTTGACTTGTTTGGACTTGAAGGCGAGTTTCATGTGATGGATGCCGCTGACACCGAGGCTATGGCTGCGTTGGGACAGTTTGATTTGGTATATTCATGTGGTGTGTTACATCATTATCCGGACATGACCACTTGTCTTGACAACATTCACACAGCACTTGAACCGGATGGTGAGTTCAGAATGTTAGTGTACGCAAAGAATTCCTGGAAATATGCCATGATCCGAAAAGGTCTGGACCAGTTTGAAGCACAAGCAGGCTGTCCATATGCACAGGCTTACTCAAACGAGGACATATACAATCTCCTAAATGGCAAATTTGAGGTGCTAAGGATTAGACAATCGCATTGTTTCATGTATAATGTACCTAAGTATAGACAAGGTATCTATGAACTAGAACCTTGGTTTGCAGCCATGTCGGAAGAAATGCGCGAGGCTGTAAAAGAATATCTAGGTTGGCATTTATTGGTTAAAGCAAAGAAAATATGAGCAAACTCAAAATAGCAGAACTGTTTTATAGTATTCAAGGTGAAGGCAGATATATGGGGGTGCCCAGTGTATTCCTTCGAACCTTCGGGTGTAATTTTTCTTGCAGGGGATTTGGCATGTCTCGAGGAGAACTTAGTGATGAAGCAGAACTTATTGATCCTACTAACTATACCGACTACAATGAATTGCCTTTGGTATCAACCGGATGTGACAGTTATGCAAGTTGGGATCCTAGATTCAAAGATTTGAGTCCCATGTTAGAAACCAATGCTATTGTTGATCGTATCATGCAAATACTTCCGCACAAGCGTTGGGAAGATGAGCATCTTGTGATCACAGGTGGTGAGCCACTGTTAGGATGGCAACGTGCTTATCCGGACTTGTTGAATCATCCAAGCATGGGCAGACTTCGAGAAATCACATTTGAAACTAATGGCACTCAGAGGTTAGATGATCAATTCAAACAACACTTACACACCTGGACCTCTCATCATGGTCAAGACTTCTATAGAGAAGTCACATTTAGTGTGAGTGCTAAACTACCTGGATCAGGTGAGTCATGGTCGGATGCTATCTGTCCAGATGTGGTATGTGAATATGAAGAATATGGTTATACATACTTGAAATTGGTCGTAGCAACAGAACAGGATCTAGTAGATGCAGAACAAGCAGTTGAAGAATATCGTGCGGCTGGGTTTACAGGTCCTGTGTATGTTATGCCTGTTGGTGGTGTTGAACGGGTGTATACCCTTAACAATCGTGCAGTGGCAGAAATGGCAATGCGAAAAGGCTGGCGGTACAGTGATAGACTACAAGTGCCACTATTTAAAAACGAATGGGGGACCTGATGGGGATACGTGATTGGTTTAAGAAAAAGCCCGAGCCTGCACCAAAGGTCCGGTCTGAACCCAAACCCAAAGAACCAGTCAAGACTGAAAAGCAGTTGGCTACAGAGCGTGGCGAGCCTTGGGTGGCAATCTTAAGCATGGACATTGATCCTGAAAACTTGCATCAAGGCGCATTTGAACTAGACTGGAATGACAAGTTCATATTCAATCTTATTCGTGCGGGGTACCAACTCAAGAAAGAAGACACTGACGGAGAAATTGTGGATCGCTGGTTCCAAAATGTTTGCCGACATGTTGTAATGGAAACTTGGGAACAAGAAGAAGCCATGAAGAAATCAGGCATTTATGTTCGTGCCACAGATATTGGTAACGGACGCACGGAAGTTTCATGATCTCGGAAATTTTTGTTAATGGTGACAGTTTCTCTGCCCCTGCCCAGGACGTTGTGCCGTATTCCGTACATCTTGGACAAATGTTCAATGTTCCGGTTACAAATTTTGCTGTGGCAGGCAGTTCAAATGACAGATTATTTCGTTCTACGTTAGAATATTGTCTAAATCTTTCGGATCAACAAACACCATTGATAGTGATTGGATTTAGTTTTGTTGACAGGGAAGAAACTTGGATCGATGAGCCTTCCAAATGGCATGAACAAGCGAGAGATTTTACTGGGTCAAAATTTCTAAGCACTATGTGGTTAACCAATCAAACTGTAGATGAAACCACTATGCATCTGATCATAGATCAAAATATAAATCAACAAATGATAAATTTTTATACTAAATTGTTCATGTTTACTCAAACTTTAAAACAATTAAAGATACCGTATTTTTTATTTTCAGCGGCAAACAATCAAGATTTTAGAAAATTAGATTGGTCATGTTTAAAAAATTTAAACATGTATAATTATGTTCAGAGTGATGCTTGTGTGCTTGATATACATGGTTTCAACATGAGAATTTGGGCCGAAACCAATCAGGTACCCATTAATACTTATCACTATTTGTATAATGACGGTCATAAAAAATTTGCCGAATTTTTACATGGTCAAATAAATGATACTTTATGTAAACGGTGATAGTCACACTGCGGCTGCCGAAGCAGTGAACTCTTATGCCTTTGCAGAAGATGATGGCTTGTATTACGGTCTGGGTCGTAGGCCACATCCAGACAACGAGCGTGTGAGTTGGGGTTGTGAACTGGCCAATCATCTCCGAGCCATATTGCATTGTGATGCAGAAAGTGCCTCCAGCAATGCTCGTATCATGCGCACCACACGGGCTTGGTTGCAACAGCAAGACAGTCTTGAAGATACCTTGGTCATTATACAGTGGTCAACTTGGGAACGTCAAGAATGGTTGCATGACAGTACATGGTATCAAGTGAATGCTAGTGGTCTAGATGATGTGCCCGAATCATTACAAGATCGTTATCGAAGATTCATTGTTGATGTTGATTGGGCCGAAGCAAGACAACATGCACACAGCCAAATTTGGCAGTTTCATAGAGAACTGCACCTCAACGGTGTTCGCCATGTGTTCTTTAATGGTAACTCAGATTTCTCAGGTGTACCAAATCGCCACGACTGGGGCGTCAACTACATGGCACCATATGATCCGGCCAATACCTATGACAGTGTGCTGAAAAACAACAGTTTCAAAACGGTACGCCCAGATTCCTGGCATTTTGGTGAGGCGGCCCATTGCTTTTGGGCCCAACATGTGCTAAACTACATCAAACACAACAACTTGGTTTAAACATGAAATACTTGCTGATTGATACTGCCAACACATTTTTTCGTGCCCGTCATTCGGCTTTTAGGGCCGCAGATCCCTGGGAAAAGGTAGGTTATGCGTTACACATTGTGATGAGTAGTATCAACAAGGTACACCGCAAATTCAACGCAGATCACGTGGTGTTCGCACTAGAGGGTCGCTCATGGCGCAAAGACTATTACGAGCCCTACAAGAAAAATCGTGCTGTGGCCCGTGCCGCACTGACAGAAACTGAACGGGAAGAAGATCAGTTGTTCTGGGAGACGTTTGATGGCCTGACTAAATACTTGGGTGACAGCACAAACTGTAGTGTTATACGTCATCCCGAAGCAGAAGCAGATGATGTTATTGCTCGCTGGATTGCATTGCATCCACTAGATGAACACTACATCATCAGTTCAGACACAGACTTTATACAATTGCTTGCCCCCAATGTCAGCCAATACAATGGTATAACTGACGAACTTCACACCTTGGAAGGAATCTTTGATGCTAAAGGTCGACAGGTCATTGATAAAAAAACTAAACAACCAAAAACGGTTCCGGATCCAGCCTGGTTGTTATTTGAGAAGTGTATGCGTGGGGACTCCTCCGACAATGTTTTTAGTGCATATCCGGGAGTACGTGAGAAAGGCACAAAGAATAAAGTTGGTCTCCGTGAAGCCTACGCGGATCGCGGTAATAAAGGCTACAACTGGAACAATCTCATGTTGCAACGTTGGACCGACCACAATGG